GTGCGCGCCTTGGATTGACAGGACCACGAGGGGGTTGACATTCTGTCGAACCTGCGGTAATCCTGTCACATGCTCCAGCCCCTCCCCTGGGATTCGTGGTTTGTCCGCGCTATGAAGCGCGTCGCAGGGGTGTTTGTCACGCTCGAAGCGTTGGACTACGGTGCCGACTTCGAGGCGGACCAGGGCCACGCGCCAGCGTTTGACCCTGACAAGAGCGCAGCAGCGGCCCAGGTCTTCCCCTGGGTCTATGCCTCTGTGACGATCCGGACCTCGAAGCTGTCCGCGATCCCGGTCAAGGTCTTCCGGTTGGTGGACGGGCAACGCGAGTACATCGAGGACCATTGGCTGCTGGACCTCCTGGAGCGCCCGAACACCACGGACGTGGGCGAGGTGGTGCGCCGCGAGGTGCACGGGGATCTCATCCTGGATGGCAACGCCTTCGTGCAGGTGGTGGGGCTCGCAGACCGGCGCGGTGCGTCGGGTGTGGATCTCGGTGCCACGACTGGCGCCCTGGCCTTGCTGCGGCTGCCCCCCAAGCGGGTGAAGGTGATCAGCTCCCGCGTGGGCGTCGAGGGCTACGAATACGATGCGGGGGGCCAGGTCTGCAGGTTGTCCCCGGAGCAGGTCATCCACATCAGGCTCCCCAGCTTCCGCGACAAGCCCGCGGATCGACTCTACGGCGTGGGCATGATCCAGCCGCTGGCCGACGAACTGGACGCCGAATACCAGCTCGTGCAGCGCAGCGCGCAGAACGCCAAGAAAGGCCGCCCTGACGTGGCGATCAGTCCTGCGGGCGACGGCGTGACCTGGAAGAAGGAGCAAAGGGACGCCGTGGGCGCCACCTACCAGGCCTTGACCCGCTCCAGCGGCGGGGCCCTGGTGCTCTCCGGCCAGGCCAAGGTGGACCCTTTCTCGTGGTCCAGCTCGGAAATGGAAGGTGCCGCGCAGCGGGAGGCTAACCGTGCTTCCGTGCTGGCTGCAGCGCGTGTCCCCCCTGGCGTGGCGGGCCTCGAGACGGCCAACTACGCCACCATGCGGGAGCAACATCGGATCTTCTGGGCGTCCCTGCTGGACGACGCCAGGTTGATCGACTCCGCGTTTTTGACCCGGCTCCTGCGCATGGCGGGGGAGCGGGACACCTACGCGGAGCACGACTTCAGCGGCGTGCGCTATCTGCAGGAGTGGCAGACCGAGGCGATCAACCGCGCGCAGCAGATGTGGTTCATGGGGATCCCTCTGAAGCTGGCGCTCACGCATCAGGGTTTGGGAGACCTCGCGGAGCAGCTGGACGACGCCGTCAAGGAAGAGCCAACACCCGCCCCCAGCACCGAGGAAGAGCCCAAGTCCTGGTGGCGCACGTGGGGGCGGGGCGTCGTCGAGGTGCCTGCGGTGACAGTGCCAGAGAGCGAGGATGACCGGGCTAAGGTCTGGCGGTCTTTCATCTCCCAGCTGCACGCTGCGGCGGAGAAGCGCTTGGCTGCTGATGCGCGGCGCTACCTGGTGGACCAGGGAAAGCGCGTCTCCCGGAAGCTGGCGGAGGTGCTGGAAGAGCAGGGCTACAGCCCGGCACAGAAGGCCGCCCCCCGTGTCTCTCGGGCGCTGGTAGACGCTATTTTTGACGTGGCTGCGGAGTCCAGCAGGCTCCGGAAGGCCGCGGAACCCTTGTACCAGCGCATGCTCCGGGCCTCCTTCAAGGCCGCCGCCGAGCAGCTGCAGGCTGAGGGTTTGAGGTTTGACCCCCTGCGGGTGGACCTGTTGGTAGAGGAGCAGCTGGGGAGCATGGTCACCAACGTCACGGACGCCACGAAGGCGGCTGTGCAGGAGACCATCACCCAGGGCCTGAACGAGGGCGCGTCTATCGCAGAGATGCAGGCGTCCCTTCTACGGTCAGAGGCCTTTTCCACGTCCAGAGCCCTGCGGATCGCCCGCACCGAGACCACGCGCAGCGTGAACGCCGGGAGCGTCCAGGCGTACAAGCAGGCTGATGAGCAGCTGGCTGGTACCGGTGTGACCGTGAAGAAGCAGTGGCTCTCCGCTCGGGACGGTGAGGTGCGCGGAGCACACCGCGCGCTTGACGGCCAGACCGTGGGCCCGGGCGAGGTCTTTACCGTGCCCGCGGCCCCTGGCGTAGAGCCAGAATTCATTGGCGCTTCCGGGCGCGCACCGGGCGATTTCCCGCAAGCGGGTATGGTCGTGAACTGTCGGTGTACCGTGATTCCTGTCATTGAAGAAGCGAACGAGGAGGCAGGAAATGCCGCAATTTGAGATCGTCTCGGCCTCTTTCGATACCGCGCATTTCGACGTGGACAGCTCCGCGGCCTGGTTGCTGGAGCGCTACGGGATCGAGGCCCCGGAGCCGAAGACAGACTCTGACGGCGTGCTCTACATGATGCACGAAGACATGGCCGCCAAGGTCGGACTTCTCCAGCCTGCTCACGGTGTGACCCTGGGTCTCATCTGGGTCGGTGGTGAGGAGGAGCCTCCTCCGGATGATGACGAGGGCGACGAGGGCGACGAGGGCGACGAGGGTGACGAGGGCGACGAGGGCGATGAGGAGATGGGTGCCACGGTGCCCCTGACTCGTGACCTGTCTTCGGGCGTGGTCCGGAGCATGGCTCAGGTCGTGCGTGAGATCCCCGCAGGCTTCAAGCGCCAGAGCGAGACCTCTACCGTGGTGATCGCTTCCGAGCCCCTGCCAGACCGGTACAACGACATTGTGGCCGCGAGCTGGGAGCTGAAGAACTACAGCGCCAACCCCGTGATCCTGCTGAACCACAGCTATTTCGAGGCCCCCGTGGGCCGAGCCCTGCAGGTAGAGCTTGTAGGGGATCAGCTGGTGGCTGAGATCGAATGGGACACCGAGGACGAACTGGGCGCCAAGATCGCGGGCAAGTTCGAACGCGGGTTCATGAGCACCGTTTCCGTCGGCTTCCGGGCTGGCAAGACCAGCGAGCGAAACAAGTACCCCGAGGACCACGCCTGGCATGATGAGCGAGGCTATGCCTTTGAGGAGAACGAACTTCTGGAGATCAGTGCCGTGTCCGTGCCAGCCCTGCCTTCTGCGGTGGCTGTGCGGGACGCCGGCTCTATCCTTTCCGGTGTGCGGCACATGTTGACACACCAACCACACCAGTTCCGTTCAGCGCTTGACGCCGTGATCCTCGCGGCTCCTGCGCAGGACACAGAAGCCGAGCCGCCCACCGCGGCCAAGCCATCCCCCGAGCCCGCCGACTGGTGGAGCTCATTGCCAAAGGAATAGCAATGCCTATCGACCTGTCGAGCCAGGAAGCGGTGGAGCGTACGATCCGCGACCTGCATACCCGACTGCAGAGCGCGGAGGCCACGGTCACCGATCTCAAGGACACCAACCAGCAGCTCGCCGAGGCCAACGAGGCCGCCGAGCGCAAGCACAGCCTGGGTGACCCCCTGCTGACCCGCTACGTGGACCCCCGCAGCGGCACCGCCGTCCTCACCCGCCGCAGCGTGGGAGAGAAGGGCAAGGAGCTCTATGCGGTCCCCGGTCTGCTGGACGACCCAGAGCCAGCGAACGAGCTGCAGCGGGACCTCCAGCGCCTTGTGGACGCCCGCACTATCGCCCGCACCATCCAGGCCGGCATGGCCCGTGCCGGCAACGGCCGCGTGCATACCCCGCAGCTGGACGAGGAGATCAAGCGCACCATCGCCAAGCTCCCCGATGCCCTGCAGCGTGCCTTCGTGGACACCGCGGGATCCGGCGGCGAGTGGATCCCCTCCAACACCGTGCCCGAGCTGGAGCGCGCGGTCTCCCAGGTCTATGAGCGCATGCTGCCTGGTGTGATCCCCGTGCGGGACGTGGAGCGGAACATCACCCTCCCCCTCCTGTCCAACGGCTTCGTGCCCTACCTGCACGGCGTCACGGACGACGACCCGGCCAAGATCAAGTCCTCGAGCGTCGCCACGTCCAGCATGAGCACGAGCCTGCAGACCATCGCAGCCCGTGCCCAGATCGGACAGGACGCTGCTGAGGAGTCCCTGGTGCCTGCGATGCAGGACCTCCGCGAGATCATGGCCTACGCCATCGTCTCGGGCCTCGAGGACGCCATCTTGAACGGGGACACCGGCACGCACATGGACACGGGCCTGGCCACGTGGAACCCGGGCGGGTTCTGGGCCGCAGCCCCCGGCGGCTCCAGCATCGACCACCGCCGCGCCTGGATTGGCCTTCGTGCCAACGCTGTGGACAACTCCAACACCGTGGACCGGAGCACCTACAGCTTCGCCACCCTGCTCCTCGACATGGCCAACATCGCGGGTCCTTACGACCCGTCCAAGCTGGTGCTCGTGGGCAACAAGCTGGGCCTGGCCAAGAACCTGTATGGTCTGACCGAGGTGAAGGATCTGTCCGTGTACGGGCCCGCCGCTTCGATCTTCACCGGCTCCGTGCGGGAGATCGCAGGGATCGGCTCCGTGTTCGAGTCCCAGTTCATGACGGCGGACCTGACCACAGCTGGTATCTACGACGGCACCACCACCACCAAGACCGGTATGGTGCTCTTCGCTCCCGACCGCTGGCGCTACTTCCGTCGCTACGGTGTCCAGCTCGGTATGGAGCTCGACATCACCCGCGGTGTCTGGAACCTCGTGGGCAAGACCCGCGGCTCCCTCAAGCCGTTCGTCTCCACCGAGAAGAACGTCCGCTACCAGTACAACGTGGCCAAGTCGTAGGCCCCGACCTGACGCCGGCCTGGCAGTAAGCTGGGCCGGCGGCTCCTTGAACACAGCCGACAAAGGAAAACCCAGATGGCTACCACCGAAAAGCGGGTCGTGTCCTTCCTCGTGGAGACCGCGGCCGGAACCGACGAGAACTTCTACATCCCCGCCCCCGGCGTGGGCGGTGAATGGAAGCTGACGGGCGCAGCCCTGATGCCCAACGCCACCACCGCAGCCGATGCCACGGACTACGTCACGGCCACCCTGAAGCAGGGCGCCACAGCGATCGTCACGGGCCTGGCGTCCACCACGGCCTTCACCGCCGGCACAGAGCGGGCCTTCGCGCTGCTCGACACCGCCGCGGCTGTGGCTGCGCAGGAGTTCGGCGGGTCCACGGACTATGCACTGCTGAACGTCGCCAACGCCACCACCACTGGCGCTGCGCTGAACGCGACCCTGTCCCTCGAATTCGAGCAGGTCAGCTAGTGATCCTCTGCCCGGGCCATCTCTGGACGCACGTGCCCAAGACAGCGGGTACCTATACCCGTGCGCGGCTGCTGGAGAATGGCCTGGGTGAAGAGGTGGAAGTGGAGGCCCGCAGGTCGCACGTCCCCCTGGACGAAGTCCCGGAGGAGTGGCTTGCGGGCCGGCTGGTGGTGAGCAACATCAGGAACCCTTGGGACTGGTATGTGTCGTTCGTGCACCATTACACGGCGTTCGACCACAGCAAGACCCACGGTATCCTAAAGGACCTCGCGGGGGAGACCCCTACAGACTTCAAGGCGACCTTGCACCGGCTTCTGTTTCCGGTCGGAAGCCGCCGGAGCTGGTTTGGTCGCACCTACTCCACCCGTGCAGAGCGCCGGGAAGCGCAGATCCACCAGGAGATCGCAGAGCTTCCCGGGGGTCTATACCGGTGGTGTGTGGAGCACATTACAAGCGGGCGGGTCCAGACCTGGATCGACTCCTACGCCATTGAGCGGGGCCTGTCCTCGGTCTTCGGCGTGGAGGTCTCCCCGGGTCCGTTGCTGAACGTCAACGGCTGCAACAAGAGCCACGCCCCGCACGGTCCTGCTGCGGACTACTATGACGATGAGAGCGTGGCTTGGGTGGCCGATGTGGAGGCCTGGTGCCTTGACCGCTTCGGCTACCGGGGGCCTGGCGCCCCGGCGTTGCGGGGTGTGGCATGATGCTGCAGATGACAGGCAGACACCCCAGCACCGCGTCCGGTGTCTACCACTGCGGCGCGGTGGCCGCGTGGCTGCCTGGCGAGACGCACGAAGTACCGCAGCAGGAGGGCGAGCGCATGATGCAGGACTTCCCAGGGCTGTTCCAGGCTCCCCAGGACCGCATGCTGAGAGCCCCGACCACGAGGCCTGTCGTTGCGGCCTACCCCGCAGGCCTTCGGGACCTTCACTGGCGTCAGGTTACTGCGGCGATCCGTGCTGGAGACCATGACGACGCGCTGGGCTCGATCGGTGCGGAGGACCCCCGCGCGTCCGTGCGCAGGGCGGCGAAGACCAGGATCCACAAGCTGTCGGAGGGCTGACCTATGGCGCTCATCACAGCAGCTGAGGCAAAGAAGTATCTCCCTTCCCTTTCGGGTTCTGACGAGGACACCTTCATAGAGGGCTTGATCACAGCAGCTGATGCAGCCTTCGCGGAGTTCTGCGGCTACCCAGAGCACACCGCGGGCAGCCCCCCGTCCATGCTGCAGCAGACGTACACGCGCTATTTCACCGACGAGATCGGGCTGGGTATCGAGGGCGACAGCCAGCGGCTTCGTCTTGGTGTGACCCCCGCGGTGTCTGTGACCACCATCCACGAGGACAGCGACTGGAGCTATGCCTCCGGTGACCTGGTGGACAGCGGGGACTACATCCTGCTCACGGACACGGGCCTGGTGATCTTGAAGCCCGACTCTTCTCACGGGTCCTGGCTGGCGAGCTACCGCGCGATCAAGGTCGTTTTCGAAGCCGGCTGGGCGACCGTGCCGGGCAACTTGAAGCTGGCCACCCAGCTGATCGTGGCGCATTGGTTCCGCCTACGGGACCGCGCAGGCAAGTCTTCTGTGAGCTTCGGGCCCTCGTCCGAGCAGCTACGCCCCGAGACCTGGCCCGACGCCGTGAAGGAGCTCTTGCGGCGCTTCACGCTGGCCCGTGAGATTATGTGATGGCCGAGACCCTGACGCCAGAGGAGTTTGCCCAGCGACTGGATGACCTGTCCAGGGGCGGGAACTTGCGTGCCTGGCTTCAGAAGGAGATGCTGCTGGTGGCGCTGGTGGCGGAGCGCGAGGGCAAGCTGAACGCCACCCGGAGCATGGGCGTCCGCACCGGGCGCCTCCGCGCCAGTATTGCGGGGAGGCTCAAAGAAGAGAACGGCATGCTGGTGGTCCGGGTGTCTGCTGGCGGCGAGGCCCCCCAGACCCGAGACCTGCTGGAGGGCTCCAGCAACCCCGAGACCCCTCGGGACGGCGCAGGACCTGTACCCTACGCCCGCATCCAAGAGGAGGGGGGCACAGTGGTACCCGTGCGCCGCAGGTGGCTACGCATCCCCCTGGGGCCCGCCAAGACTGCTGCAGGCGTGGACCGCTACCCCACGAGTCTCTACGACTTCGGGGCGGGTCTGTTCCACGTGCGGCGCTGGAGAGACGGTCGCCTGGGGCTGCACCACAACGAGACGGGAGAGCCCTGGTACGTCCTGAAAAGCAGCACCACGATCAAGCCCAAGCGCTACCTGCGCCGGGCTGTGGACAAGGCTGTGGAACGGATCCCCGAGGCGATCCGGGACGCCTTTGAGACTGCTGCAGGGGGTGCCTGATGGCGGACAGCGTAGTCAGACAGATCCTGGGCGCTGCCCGAACCAAGCTTCAAGCGATCGACGGCTCGGGCTCCTGGCACTTGAACCTGTCCGGCACGGACCAGGTCTATGTTGGTGAGCTCCCCCGCCCTGCCCGCCCTGGTGTTGAAACAGCCTTCGTCACACTGGAGAGTGTGATCTCTACCCCCGGCGCTCGCCTGGGCTACTTCAAGCGCACGGTCACGGTCGGGGTGCTGGTCTTTGTGCCGGCGGCCATGGCCAGCGGAAACGGCGTGCTCGAAGCTACGGACGCCTTGGACGACGTGATGCGGACCTTCGAGGCAGACCGCTACCTGGGCCTTTCTGGCCTGGGCGTGCGTGACCTTCGTGTGGACGGGACGGCCTTCTCGGGCCAGGAGCTGAACATGAAGGGTTATGGGGTCTGCAGCTGCAACCTGATCGTGGACTTCTCCACGACCACGGGAGCATAGATGGCTTACTATGACGAGAATTACCGCTATCGTGTCGCCGTCGCGGTGGACTTCACCACCCTGTCCGGTACGGGCACCAACGACGTGAGTTTTACGGTGCCCAGGTTCTGGGACCAGTTCTGGGGCACCATTCAAGCAGATGGGGACGACGTGAGGGTATGCGACTCT